CTGCCAATATGGCTACTATCCCTACCCCAACTCATTCTGAATTTATCTGGCGTTTCTATTCCTGCCAAAAACACCTGTATATCTGCGTCATGGCTGCTACCGAAGCAGAGGCGCGCTCATACCTTCCCGAAGAACCCTGCATTTTTGCTGCTCGCTTCACTCTTGATGCGATGGAGATCCTCAATTACTGGAATCTGCCAATGAACTGCGTGGAGGTGCACTGATGAATCTGTCCATCTCTCAAAAAGCGACAATGACCAGTATTGAGATCGCGGAACTGGTGGGAAGTCGTCACTCTGATGTTAAACGCAGCATCGAAAGACTTGTTGCTAAAGGAGTTATCCAACATACGCCATTGGCTACAGTTGAGAATAATCAATCACTTAGCCCTAATAAATACACAAAAGCCTATTTCTTCGAAGGCGAACAAGGCAAGCGCGATAGTATTGTCGTCGTCGCGCAGCTCTCTCCCGAATTCACCGCCCGGCTGGTGGACCGCTGGCGCGAATTGGAGAATGCCCGGGTACAGTTAAAATCAAAAGCCGAAATTCTGGCTGAAATGGCGCAAATGCATCTTGAACATGAACGCCGGATCAACGCCGTAAATGCCCAGGTAGCCGAGGTATCGGCACAAGTGTCCAGGGTCGCTGAAACCGTTGAGCAAATCAAGAAAGGCAATATGCCGGAAGGCTACATTGGCTACCGCCAGCTGGCGGCAAAATGCGGCCTGACCGAAGCCAAATGTCGCAACCTGGTCAACGCTTACCGGATTCCCACCGATACGCATGAGTTTTTAACTCCCGATGGTTTGCTTGCGCGACGCTCCATTGTGGCCCTGGCCCCCTTCCGGAAAGCCTTTAAGCAGGTGATGTCGGAGGCAGAACCACGCAATAAACGCTGGTATCATCCAAAGATGGGGATGTTTCAGGCAATCAACCATCCTGTGCCTGAAAGCCCAAAGGATAATCTGTCACTACATACCGCCAGAGAGAAGATCAGGACTGGATACGCAACAGTGTGTCGTCGTTCTTCCTGGCCTGAAGGTATATGGGTGTGGCCCGAAGGTGGATCACGAAAGCACTGGCGCACTATCCGGGATGGGAAAATCCATGCTATTGATTTAGCTCCAGAGGATGTTGTTGCTACGGACTGGATTGTTAGTTAATAGCTTTTGCCCCGGTCAGGCCGGGGCATGATACCAATAAATTGCATAACATAGTGTAGATTAGTAAAATAGCATACTCACACAGCTTTATAATTATTTGTTTTTTTTACGTTAAAGGATGAATAACTTTGGCTACTAAAATTAACTTAGAAAATCCTCGGACAGGCGAGTCCATCTCAGGCTTTTATGGATTCTCCTGGACTACGTTCTTTTTTGGTGCCTTCCCGGCTTTGTTCAGGAAAGACTTTATAACTTTCATCGGGGTGTTCGTTGTGATGCTAATCCTGGCATTCCTCACTGCAGGAATTGGTCCTTGGGTAGCTTCACTTGTCTGGGCATTTATATACAATAAATATTTCACCGTAAATAAGATAAAACAAGGATTTGTATTTGCTGGCTCTCACACAGAAAATGAGTTAGCCGCCAGCAAACTTGGATTGGTCTTAAACCAAAACAACTGCAAAACTATTACCGAGTAAAATTCAAAAAGCAGGCTTAGTCGTTAAGCCTGCTTTATCAATTACGAATCTTGCTGGCAATTCAGAAACATAAATGCCCGCTTGTCCGTCAAATCAGTGACATAATATTCTCTCGTTCCTGTAGGTTTTATTCTACGGGCATATACAAACTTATGTACCGGTTGTTTATCTCCATAACTCACTTCTGTCCTAAACTCATCAACCACGCAACCATCTTTTTCAGTTTCCTTTCTCACTAGCTGATTTTCTAATACAGGCTTTGATTCGTCCATGCCACTAAAAGCATCCTGACCTGTGCTGTTGCCTCGGTTTCCGCGTGGTAAATCCCATGAAAAATAAGTGCCATAGTCAGTAATCACACGATCCCATGTTCCGGAATCCCCCATATAGTTAGAACGCTCCCCCTTGTAAGTTACAGCCACCTTACAGGCATACGTTTCACCATTATTTTTTTTATCATGTCCAGCCATGCTCGCTGTAGTTGCAGGAGTTGCAGGGGAATTATGAATAGATGCGCTTACATCATCTTGCGTTAATTCCTCAACTGGAGCAAATTCATATATGGGTGTGCCGAGGCTATTTAAATATAACTTATATCTAACCCTAAGCGCACTTCCATCAGAGAATTCATACGTTCCCAGACATTGGAGCTTATTTTTTTCTCTTATCTCATTGATCTGATTATAAGCATCAATTACAGAGATTGCTTCCTGATCGTCCTTCAGCAGTTCATTATAATCATCGATTAACATCTGTCTGGTTTTAGGGGCATTGCAGTCAATTTTGCTAAAATCATAAGCAAAGGCAAATGTGGGAACAGAGAGAGCAACAACAGTAGCAAGTATTGTTGAGGAACTTCTTTTTCCATTTTTTATAAAAAACATTTCATTAACTCCATACTTTACCATCTTAGCCGCGAGCGCGGTCCCTAAAACCCTTAACTTCACTGCACAGACCTTCATGCAATCAAAATGACTTTTATGTTATAAAAATAATCAGCCAAATCAACATGATTTAGGCCAAATTTCGGTCAAAAAATAAAATCCACAAAAAGTGGTTGACACTATTTTGGAAATCACAAACTGCACATAATCCATCGCGCTAACGGCTCCCGTTGAAGGTTCTTTTGACGATTAACTTTCAGCCGAAGCGCGGTAGGGAGTCATAACGCCAAAGCAGGCCGCCATGTGCGGCCTTTTTTTGTATCCGTCATCCGTGGAGGAAGGACAATGGAAAAGATCGCAATATTCAGCCTGACCACCAGCAAGCCTCAAATGCTCACTGCAATACTGAAAGACGGTGCTCTCATTATTAACGAAGTAAAACCCCTTCCTGCGTCAGCATTGGAGCAAAAGCAAAAAATTCCTCCAGCTATAGCAGCCCTGCGGAAAAGCAAATTTAAGGTTCTAGTAGACGAAATTACGCCAACGATCTCCGCTGGCACCGGAGCAAGCCAGGTGACTCTCAAGACCCGTCATGCCGATGGTAGAGCAGCAATCATCGTTGGGATGGAAAGATACAGAGAGTTAAAACTCCAGAAACTATTATCCCTGCCGCAAAATAACAAAGGTGCTTTCGAAATCCCCGACTCTATCGTTGATACCGAATACAACGGTAACGGAGAAGAAGTCTACAGGGTGAACTGGCAGGATATCAGGCCGGAGCATATTCTGATGATCCTGTGTTGCTACGCGACCGTATACCACAACGTTGCCAGTGCGGATTACGTAGAGCAGATGACCGGTACAGTCGAGAAAGAGCAAAAAACAGGCATACTCGCTTCGTTCCTTTCCATTATTGGGCATGAAAAAGTTAAAGCAGGCACCTCCCAGCCAAAGTCACTGGCTGGGAAAGAAGTTGATGAAGATACCGTGATACTTTGATCACATTAGTAGCTTTGTTAACTCCCTCAATACCAGGTAGAAGAGTAACAAAAATATTGACGCGAGTATTTGAGTGGTCAATGAAGCGTTCATAAACAGATCAATTAGCATTAATAATTTGAAGATAACATCCATGTCATGCACTCCGTTTAATTTTTAATCTAATGCCAGCAAATGAAGCTGGCCCCCGCATAAAGATTAATGAAAGTCACTTGTCACCAGTGAGGGGATTTATGAACCACATCCCCCTGAACTGGTGGCCTGTCTGTTTCTCGCATTTCACACCCTGCATACAGTTTCCACCAGGTTATGACTGAGAGGCTTTGTTATGGGCTATAGCAGACTCGACGATAGGTACATTGAAGACGATATTTTTCGTGCGCTGTTTCACCAGGAAATGATTAAGCGGGTATCGGAGTATCACTCTGATAATTTCCAGTACACGATAAAGATTGATGAAGTATATCGTTCAGACCTTGCAGCCTACAGAGCGTATGGCAATGCAGATTTGCGCTGGGTATTCCGGGTGCTGGTGGGCCATGAGTCAGAAATGGAAGAAATGCCCGCCGGGACCACGTTAACTCTTCCTGATGTGGCATGGCTGAGGAACAAGATCCGTGATTACGCGAGCGCGGAACCGGAGATAAAAAATGCCTGATTTCCTGAAAAACCAGGACGGGCGCTATATCACTGACGGCCTGTCCTCTAAGGACTTCACGCGTTTATTCGACCTTATCAGGAAAGAACAAACCCGTAAGCGCCGACAAGCTCACCGGACGCTGACGCCAGGCAGACTTAGGAACAAATCAGCCGAAGATATTCTCAAGTTAGGGAAGAAAAAAGGCGGCACGTTCTTTACGCGAGACGATCTGAAAGGCTTCGAAAAGCTACGGAGTAAAACGCGCGAAAAATATGACAGCAAGACGGCTGGCATCACATACGCCCAGCTGGTGGCATCCAGCCAGGCTATCGATATTAAGCGTGCAAATAACGCCGTGGATGACGGATCTGGTATCAAAAGAGCTACACCCGTATCTCTTCGCCACAATGTGATTAATATCCGCGTAGAAGCATCGGATATATCCGTCCACCAGCACCATATCGTCCGGATACGCTTTGAAGAATGGGATCAGATGGTTGATGACATCGCAGAAGACGATAAATCAGCTCTCAAAATCACTAAATCACTGTGCGCCGGGCGAGTGTCTTTCGATTGTGACTGTGGTCGTCATCAATACTGGTATCGTTACATCGCCACTGCGGGTAACTTTGCCCTGGCACCGCCAAAAGAATACGCCTATCCAAAAGTTCGCAACCCTAAGCTGCAAGGCGTCGCCTGTAAACACGTGATTCACGCAATGACGCGGTTACAGTCCGCCAGTTGGCAAATGAGTATTGCTCGTGCGCTACAAAAGGCTGCAACGCAAATTGCATTTGGTGACGATCGCCGCCGTACAACCAAACACTTCTCAAAAGAAGACGAGAAGGAGTTTAATCGCAATCGTAGCAGTAAAACGAACGTTGACGCTGCCAAGCGAGAATGGAGGCTCTATCAGAAGCGCCAGGCCGCTTTAAGCACAAAACTGGCAAAGGACAACGGCAAGATTGACAAGCTACGTGACCAACTGACCAAGGCCAGAAAGTTGTCAGACGCACAGAAAAAACGGGCGGCAGCAAAAGAAGCGGCGTTGCAACGTGAGAAACAGAAAAACAAGGAGCTTCAGCAACGCCTTGCCGATCAGTTCGCACTGAAGAAGCAGGCGTTCATTGATGCGCTGGTCATGGCAGGAACACCACCTGCACAAGCTGAAAAAATGTTCATGGAGTATGTAAAAAAAGCATAAACCACACATATAGCCTGGTGGTTTATGCCAGGCTTTCATTTTTCTGATAAATCAGTTTGCATTTCAGAATGCAAACGGGAAATTTCAGAGAATAACTTATCAAAATTTATGTTATTGAATGATGATTCCTTTATTGCAGAAAGGAATTTATATAAATCCTGCTGATTTTCAATTTTGAATCCTCCATTCTCATATAGTTCGCTTAAACTGAGAATATTATCATATGTCAAGTTTATATTAGCAATAAACTCTTTTCTTTTTTTATCAAAGTTATCTTGTTTATTTTTAATTTCATTATCAATATCTTTCAAGTCTTTTTTTCTTTCATCTAATACTTTTTGGCTATATCTACCATTCATCTCAAGATCAATTCTTTCTTTAATATCTTTTGCCTGTTTTTTACGCTTGTTTTCATAAGCATTTACATCTAAAAATTTCATTTCATAATATATATTAGTTGTAACGTAAGATACAGCTAGAGTAACTATTGGCGACACAATTGACGCAATCACGCCATAAACAAACGGCAAGAAAAAGTGAGCAACCCACGGTGATAAAACAACACCATCAAGAAACGGTAATTTGCCACCAACAAATACTATTGATAGTGTATAAAGGATATCTTCTTTTGATTTGAACAGTATTAATATATCTCGCCAGTTAACAACTAAAAACGAGATAAGAATATATGCAAATACTTTATTAAATAATTTATCCTTTATAACATATTCCATTACATCCTTAGCAGCATCAATGGCCCCGCTATTTTCTTTATCTGATTCAGCCGCCTTCTTTACTGATGAATCTGTACTCATATATGCTACCAAATTTCTAGTATCTATTTTTTATAAAAACAGCGGTCATCCAGACCGCAAAACTCAAACGCCAACCAGGCTTTCCAGTGGAATACCAAACTGGGCATGTAAACGACGAATCATAGGCAACGTCAAATTTCGAGTCCCATTAAGCACTTCGTAAACACGGTTTGACTTACCAATCGCCGGTTCCAGATCCTTCACAGTCAGCCCTTGCTGTTCCATTCTGAATTTAATGGCCTCAATAGGTGATGGTGGCTCAATTGGGTAATGTTTCTTCTCGTACTCCTCAATGAGAAGACTCATAACCTCAAAAAAATCGCCTTCCGGGGTGTTTATTTCTGGTTCGTTATCGAACATCGGTTCGACCGCACGCAGTGCGGCCTCATAATCTTGTTCTGTACGGATAGGTTTAATGTCCATTAATTCCAAAGGAAAGCCCACTTGTTAAGTGGGCTTTTTGTATGTGTTTTACTATATCAGGCTGCTTTTTTATTCAGGTTCCGCTGAGAAATAAATTTTTCAGCAGTATTGATACGACTTAACTCTTCCTGAACGCGCATATCATTTTCGACTTCCCACAGATCTACTGCGGTCTGAAGATTAATCCAAAAATCTACAGAAGTATCGAATGCTTTTGCCAGGCGATATGCCATATCCATCGTTAGCTTACGATTGTTATTAACAAGAGCGCTTACGGTGTTACGATGAACATGAAGTATTTCTGCTAACTCGTTGATCTTCAGCTCTAACGGCTCCAGGTATTCGTACAGCAGGATATCACCTACGGTCGTCGGTTTTCTGGTTGCCTGTTTCATTTTTTGCCCTTACTAGCGTGCGTATTAAGTGGACTCTGGTCAGAACCCGGTCCGTAACCGGGTATCTGTTTTAGTATTTGTGAGGGTCGAGATACAAGTCCTCGGCCTTTCCGTTAACCCACTTAAAAATTAACCTATATTGCTTATTCACCCTTACTGATGAATAGCCATTTAGCTTCCCTGACAGTTCCTCATACCGATTACCTGGTGGTGATCTTAAATCCTTACAGGTAGTTGCGGCATTGATAATGTCCAACTTCCGTGACAATGTCATATGAATATCAGGAGGTATCTTTCTATGTGGTGTTGAAAATTCAAAAAAATCATCAAGCCACGCATCCCTGAAATCCTTTATGTTAATTTTTTTGGTCATTAGTCATTTGATCCTCCGTGATGATTACCGAATGCCATAACTATAGCGCACCGTTGCACTGTGCGCAAGTGCATTTTATGAATTCCCCCTCCTTCATCCAAAATCACAATCTCCCGAAAATCTTCCTTTCGATACCTGACAGATCGACCTTTGAGGATGCTTATGGGCCGTTTTGACGAATGGTTTGCTGACGATGCAAACCTGGCAAGTAAGGAGTCAGAACATGACAGCACGCAGAGAGAAACGCCAGCGCCGATTGAAGCGAATGCAGGAGGCGCGCCGGAACATGGCAATACCGGTTCGGATTCATTCAGCATTCTGGAAGAGCAACCCGCCGCCAAAGCTGATAGCCATGATAATTTTGCTGATAGCAACGGTGGCCTTACTCCGGATGCTGGCGAATCAGATATAGCCATACTTCCACCTTCCCTGGCTGGGAGAGAACCGACTCCACAGTTAAAAGCACGCTATAACGGGCATAAAGCCTTTAACGACCAAATCCGCGCAGACTGGATGCTGATTATTGAATCCAGCCCAGACGCGTTTCAGGCTCTCTTATATCGACCAGATGTTGGCACATATGGGGTAGTCAGCGACGAAACAGGAGAAGAGTCATTCACTGAACTGGATAACAACCAACGCGAACTGACTTACCAGGAACCTGAAATCGTTTATGTGCTGGATAACCCTGACGGGCGTGACTCTTTCCATGCGATTGACGCAGACGGTGAGCAGGATGGTTTAACCGATGATGTTCTGATTCTGCGTATTGCAGCAAATAACGTCCCCGTCGGCTCAATTCTTGAATGGAATGAAGAGATGGTAAACGGCGTAGCGCGCCGCTGGTGGTACGTGCACCGTATTTTTAGCTACGGCACACAGCATGTTGGTTCGCTTTACTACTGCATACCTGCCAGGAATTTTGATACGACTCAAAACGGAGTGATCGAATGACTTCAAATAAAACCCTCCTGGCGCGAACAGGTGAATGGCAAACCTCACGCACAGGAAAATTCCAGACCACGGGCTTTGAAAACGTGGATAACGCGTTTGCGACGCTAATCAGCAACATTTTTTCTGATATCTTACTGGTGGCCCCCGCGCCGGAAGAAAAACGCTTTGCGTCATTCCTGAATCGTCCACCAGCAGAGCGTGTCTATGTGGCCCGTTTCGACAATGCGATCGAGTTTCTTAAAGCAGTTCGTCGCGCAAATGCCGGGCAAGGGAGAAAACCTGAAAACCAGAACATTAACCGGGATGCTCTCCCCCTGGTCAATATCTCACGCACTATGGATATCAATTATATCAACGATGATCAGCAGATTGACCGCAAAAAAGTAGCCAGTTTTTGCGAACCGGATACCGGAATGCCTTTAGCAGAACTGGAATACACCCAGGCCATTCTGACGTATGACGTTACGTTAATGGCAACTGATAAAGCGACCATGAGTCTGATGTGTAATTCGCTGGGCGCACGGCTTCGCCTGATGACAGGTACACAATTTGAAGCAACCACTCACCTTGTTCGTGTCCCGGTCCCGCTGATTTGCTCGATACAGGATGCCAAAGAAGTCGGCTTTACGGATGTTTCAGCACCAATTGGAGAAGAGCGTATTTATGCCACACAAGCGCCGATAAGTGTGATTGCAGACGTGATCACAGCATGGGAGTTGGACGCAAAACGTATTATTACCGAAACCTCGATATCTATGGGGTGATAAGTGGCCCAGGAGTTACAACAATATTTTCTACAGTCAGTGCTCATTAACGATAACAAAGTGCCACGAGACTGGATTTTTACCGCAGTATATGTAGAAAAAACCAGCCTCAAAGCCCCTTTGCTAAAACTGGAAATTCATGACGCTACCGGCACCGTAATTGATGACTGGAAAGCCAAATACGGTGCATCGCTGGTGGCTGAAATGGGCGATCCAAACGGTAATGCAGGCACTTTTAAAACAGATTTCTTTGTTACGTCTGCAATGCTGGCTGGTGATGTTGTTACCGTTATTGCTGTCAGTGAAGACGTGCGCAGGTTTAAGATCCCCTCCCCGCGCACAAATTTACATACCAACAAAACACCAGACGCTATATTCAAGGCATATTCCGGCAAGCTTAAAATTACCAGCAGCGTGCTAAAACGCGCAGTTACATATCATCTGAATGCCGGTGACAAACCGTCAAAAATGCTCTCGCAGATAGCGCGAGACAAAGGTGCATTATGTTGGGTATGCCGTGGGGAATTTAACTTTTACACCCTGGCTGATCTGATGAAGCAAACGCCATCATTTACCTACGAGGGGAATAACCCTAAAGCAGAATACACTTTGTCCAAAATGCGCCTACTCCAACAGGAACATGCGACAACAGCAAAGAATCAATATCGTTTTGTTGGGTATTCCATGACCGATGGCTACGTCGAATATGGCGATAGCTCACTCCCAGTGCGTTATATATCCGACTCTGATATGGAAACTCTTCGCAATATGCAGCTGTCTCTCGTCCCCAAAATGGATATAGAAGTCGCAGGCAATCCGGATATAAAACCGGGAATGGTAATAGAGATTATCGTATACCGCTATGACCAGGAAAACCGCATTGATGAATCAATGCCCCGCAAGCTGATAGTAAAAAATGTTGCGCACTTTGAAGACCGCGTAGGCTACACAACACGAATGATATTAGGAGTGCCGAACAAATGAAGCGTAGAGCGCAAATTGTTGGAACTGTGCACCCGGCAGGGCTTATGCGTGCTCAGGTCCGTGTTTTACCAGACTGGAATGGCGTTCCTGATGACGATCTACCCTGGGCAGAATACCTGTTACCCATAGGTAACGCGTTTGTACCTACAGTAAAAGGCGACCTGGTATGGGTAGAGTTTCCTTATCTGGATGTTAATGGTCGAATTGATACCAGACGCCCAATGATAGTTGGCGCAGCTCAGGATGCGCCTGGCGGAGTACCAAACGTCGCGCCGGAGGCGTCAGGCAATGGTAGCGGCTGGACGCCACCAGAAGTAGACGGAGCGCCTCCCCGCCCGCAATTTTCGGCGACAAAAGATTTCGTGATTCACCGCAACAATGTGCTCGAAGTGCGAACGGCTGGCGGTGGATATGAAATAGCGAATACGGCAGCAGGCTCAAGGATTGGAATGAATGAATCAGGGCAGATATACATCATTGGTCCGGCTGATGTAGTAGTGAATGCGGGAGGGAGTGTTAACGTCAAATCAGCCGATAACATCAGCGTTAATGGCAAAAACATTACTGTGACAGCCGACGAAAATATTGATTTCAAGGCTGGAGGCACCTTCCAGGCTATCGCAAGCAACTTTGATTTCAAGAAGGGATAGAAAACACATCTAATTATGTTAGATAATTGAATAGAATTTTCTAACACAATTGGTGAAACATGAGATCAGTCGCTTTCAAAAACATCTTCATCTATCGTCTTTCACGTGAAGTTAACTGGAGTGCCGCAGAAGTATCCGATGCTCTTAGCAAATTCGTGTTTACTCCTTGCGGTTCTCAGGACACAGCTAAAGTCGGCTGGACACCTGTTCTTGGTGACAACCTAACCCATGAATACCAGGGTTTTCTGCTAATACAGCATAAGCGAGAAGAAAAAATTCTCCCCTCGCAGGTGCTCAAGGAAGAGTTGCAGAAAAAAGTCCTGAAACTCGAAGAAGAGCAATCCCGCAAGCTGAAGAAAACGGAAAGAGACAGTCTTAAAGATGAAGTCATGCATTCACTTTTGCCTCGCGCGTTCACGAGAAAATCACTCGCCAAAATCCTGATCGACCGCAGCAACCATCTGGTATTCGTTGAGGCAAGCAGCGCCAAAAAGGCAGAGGACCAGCTGGCTTTATTGCGAAAATCGCTCGGCAGCCTGCCTGTCATTCCATTCACACCACGCGAACCGCTGGAAATTACAATGACCGAGTGGTTTAAAAACGGCTTCCCTGCCGGATTTACAGCAGGTGAAGACGCCACATTAAAGGGTCTGCTCGATAATGGTGGTGCCGTTCGCTGCAACAAAGTTGATCTACAGTCCGACGAGATTATGTCTCACATTGAGGCGGGGAAAGTAGCTACGACCGTTGCAATTAACTGGATGGACCGCGCGTCGTTCAGAGTCAACGATGATATGAGTATCAAAGCCCTGACATTCTGTGATGATCTCTATGACCAGAACGACGATATCGACCGGGAGGATGTAGCACAACGATTTGATGCTGATTTCGTGCTCTTTACGGGCGAATTATCTGCACTGTTTAACGCGCTGGTGGAGGCCATTGGCGGTGAAGCAGAACGATAATAACCGACCGCTTGTTGTGAGTCTTTGTGATTTTACGGGGGCAATGGTTGCCCCCTGGCTGGAATACGGTGTCGATGCCGCTATCGTCGATCCACAGCACTTATCGACCAGTGACGAGCGGATGCAATCAGGTGCCGTTCTGACGCGTATTAGTGCGATCATCGATAGCGATGAATTATACGCTTTTCTCCGTAAGAATTTGCAGCGCATCGTGTTTCTGGCCGGGTTCCCACCGTGTACTGACCTGGCTGTTTCCGGCGCGCGCTGGTTTTCGGACAAGGCTAATAAAGATCCGGTTTTCCAGTTCAAAGCAATGCAGGTTGTCTGGCAGTGTTATGACATTGCAAAGATGATCGGTTGTCCGTACATGATTGAAAATCCGGTCAGCAAAATATCGACATTCTGGCGTAAGCCAGATCACATCTTTCACCCTTACTTCTTCACTGCATATTGTCAGGAAGATAACTACACAAAAAAAACATGCCTCTGGAGCGGCCAGGGCTTTGTCATGCCTGATGCCCTAATGGACGAATCATTAGGCAAGCCAGATAACAGAATCCATGCCGCGCCACCAGGGCCTGACAGGGCTAATTTTCGAAGTGCTACTCCACATGGATTCGCAAAGGCAGTTTTCGAAGCGAATAAGGGGGTGCTCTATGAGTAAATCTATAGCAAGCATAGCCATAGAAAAACAGGATACGATGGCTGAAATTAGCTATATGCGCACCATTCGGACTCCGGATGAATATGAGCGTCCGATATTCAAATGGGTAGGTGGTAAATTCTCAGAATTGCCTACAGTGCTTGAGCATCTACCACACGGTAAGCGGTTAATAGAACCATTCGTTGGTGGCGGTTCCGTATTTACGAATGCAGGATTTTGCCACAACCTGCTTAATGATATTAACGGTGACCTGATTAACTTCTATCAGACATTGCAGCGAGAAGGACATTCGCTCGTCACGCTGTCATATAGTTTTTTCCAAAATTACAACAACGCTGACGCTTACCTCGAAGTGCGTGAGGCATTTAACAGAGGAAAGTATGACCAGCTACATCATGCTGCCGCCTTTTTGTACCTTAATCGGCACTGTTTTAATGGCGTAACGCGGTACAACCAAAATGGCGAGTTCAACGTGGGGTATGGCAAATACAAAGCGCCCTACTTCCCACATGCAGAGATGGAGGCATTTTTGGCTGATGACGTACTCAAAAACACGTCCTTTGTATCAGGTGACTTTGCTGGCGTCATCGAGGCGGCTGGTGAAGGCGATGTGATTTTTTGCGATCCGCCGTATGAACCGCTGCCGGATACAGAAGGGTTTACCAGTTATTCAGGAAATAGCTTCCGTTTCGACGAACAGAAACGGCTGGTATCTCTATTGGTGGAAGCCCACCAGCGCGGCGCTAAGGTAGTGATAACAAATAGTGGCGCGCCAAAAATTCGCGAATTGTACGAAAGAAACGGTTTTAAGCTGTACCACATGCCAGCCAGACGGTCCGTGTCATGCAAAGCATCCACGCGAATAGTCGCTAACGATATCATTGCAACGCTCAAATAGAAAAAGCCCCGCCTGGGGCTTTTTGATGCCGATACAGTGTCAATTTGATATCAATATGGCTGTATATTAACACCATTATGGCACCACTTTGACACATTATTGCACTGGTACACGATAGACGCCAATAAGGCATCAAATCGGTATCATTTAGCATCCTCTGACTCAGCAAGCATGAGGATGGCATGTCGAATCAGGTTCAATTTGCTGCGGTTAAGCTTTTTGCTTAACGCATCGAGCACCCCGTACTCATATTCATTAAAGCTCACGCGTATGGATTTAAAGTCGCGCGGCGCATCTTTATCAAGCACCTTCCCCGTTGTAATTTCATCCGGGATTAAATCCGCTTTGCTGGCGAACTCTTCAATTCTTCGCTCAAGTTCCGGATCAGTAGCCTTAGGCGCTTTAGCTGGTTCTCGACGTTTAATCACTTAGCAACTCCTTAACTAACATCTGAATTTCACCTTTCGCCTTACCGTTATCCATCTCAACAACACCCTTTCCTTCAGCCATGCAGTCGCGGTAAACCTTGCGATCGCGAATAATGGTTTTCAGCAATTTCAGTTGCGGATATTCTGCCAGATACTCTTTGGCCTCATTTGCTTCATTCACAACCGGATTTGACGGGGCCATAGTTAAGACTGCGCACGCCTTAATATTGGGATTAGGCATCAGATCCAAAGCCTCTTCAAACACCTCAACAAAGTGTGCCAGCGTGTCCAAATCTGGCTGAGACGGCCTGAATGGAACCAATAGAATATCCGCCGCCGTTATACCTGTGCGCATCTCTTTACTATCACGACCTGCGGTATCAACAACCACGTATTCATATCGATTGTTAAGATCGAGCAGAGTTTCTCGAATATTTCCAAACTTCTGGACGCAATGAATAACTGGTGTCACTTCGGACGAATTACGGTCTGACGCCCATCGAGCTGCCGTTCCCTGCTTATCAGCATCAATCAAGACGACATCTTTGTTTTTTCGGGCCAGCTCGGCACAAATATTGACGCTGGTGGTTGACTTGCCACAGCCTCCCTTTTGACTTGCTACCAGGATAATCATGTCCATACCTCGGCTTTATTTTGGCTCTATTTTTACACTAAAACGGCACCACATTTACACATCAACGGTACAGCAATAGCACCATTCTTAATGCCGGAAGTATAACATCAAATCCGATGGATACTGGTACACGTTTTGCGCCTGAATAGCACTAAATTAGCACCAAGTATGCACCAGTACATTAACGACTCCCATTTGGTGTCGCTTTGATGCCATTTTAACACCAAAAAGGAACAAAAAAGGCTGCAATTTGCAGCCTTAAAATAGAGTTTTGACCATCAATCAGGTAGAGAATCAGCAAGATTACGCGCCGACGCGCTTTTGGCAACAACTTGCTCCTTCGCCGGCTCAATGGCGGCAGGGTGCTCCTCAACAGCAGCAGGTAATTCCAGGAAGGATGCCAGCATTTTTCGGATCAGCTCCGGGTTATTGTCTTCGGTCAGCAGGGAAGCCAGTAATCCAGGAAGCCTGCTATCGACTTCTCCCAGCGCAAGCCCTGCCAACAATGCAGTTCTTGCCATATCGCTATGTTTTTTTATCTTCTCGCTCGCCGCCTTTTCATTGGCATAAGCCTCTGGGCGAAGATAAATCATCACTTTCTTACGTTCCTGAGACATGGACATACCTCGTTAACCGATTGCTTTCAGGCCATGAACAAGAGCAAGTTGCGGGTCATCCGCCACGAAGAAACGGTCATCGCGAATATTAACTTGCTCGCGAATTGCATCAGCCACCAGCGGTGCGCCGCCACCGATCACCATGACATGCGTATATCCTTTAAAATCGCCAATCACATCAAGAACGCGGGTACGCAGACGGTCAATACTTGCAGCAATGGCCTTTTTCACATCACCAATAGCTGATGGGTCATTGATATTGTCGTTCAGATAATCTTCATCGTGGCGGTTAATAATGAGCTGATCGACATTGTAATTTGACGTTTCGGTATTAGCTCTGGCAAGTGCTTGCCTTACTTCCCTGGTAACCAGAGAGACGCCAAGATTCGAATCGCCAAAAACACGGGAAACTGCCGTCATTTGCCCGGCGACCATTGAAACATCAAGGGTAGTTCCACCCAAATCGACGATAAGAACAGAATGGGCAGGGTTCAGATTGTCGCACAGGCCAATTCCTGCCGGAATAGACTCCGGGCGTACCGTAACTTTCTTAATCGTGAACACATTGCCTTTATTCAGCGTGACGGGGCGCATAAGGCTGGCTTTCTTGCGCTCGATGTTATCGAGATTGTATTGCGCGTCGTCGTCGTAAAACTCCGCCAGAGGCAGCGTGACCACAATTTCTACTTCCTGCGGCTCAATGCCACTTGTCAGCAGGGCATGGTGAACAGCCAGGACGTTAAGCGGGCTGTATTGCCATTCCACGTTATTCGTCGGCAGAACATCTGGCGAGATCAAATCATACGAATACTTTTCGTCGTCAATGACATAGTTAAACGGCTTGCCAGCACCAAATGTTGCTGACCATCCGCGCTTAAAGCTGTTAGGGCTGATGTGAGTGCGAGTTTCCCCGTCGTGCTCCCACAGCATTTTGATATTGGTTGAACCATCATCGATAAAAATGCGCATCTTCTTGCTCCACTTCTGAGACACATTTGAGAATCAAAATGTAATTTTAAAAGAGAAGCACCCAAAAATCCACACCAAACGAGATAAAGAAGAGCGATTGTTGAGTTTATTTTGAGAATATCTTAATCACCCACCGAATGATGGTCTGACAGTGAGATTTATTTGAGAATGAATTGAGAATACAAAAATATTCCGAAATTTAACTCTCCGTTTGAATGACGAAATAACAAAGTGATGACAATAGGAGGATAACCAGGAGGTGAAGAATGAGCGCAATAGCCACCAGCGACACCCTTTGTTCTGGTCACGGAGGATTTCCGCCGCGACTGGTAGCTGAAACCGTTCCCTGGTTCACCGTTAACGGTAAGCCAGTTGTTGTAGATGGTGCCATGTTTCCCAGTCACACTGACGGTAACAGTGCACATCCAGGGGCAGCTGTATCGACGCGAGTATGGTTTTCGATAGGTGGAAAGGGAGTTGTCTGTGTAGGCGATCCGCTTTCTTGTGGTTCTGTTATCGCCAACGGCGAGGATATTTTTCAGGTTGCATAATGCTTGATTCAATAGGTGAAGTTAAAGCCTTCAAAATTCTGTCAGATGCCGGTATCTCTACACCAGAATCTATAACCATAAGCCGGGCAGCTTCTGTAAAAGCCTCATCGCTCGCCAGCGCCATACAGGGAATAGTTCACGCCGATAAAACCTATCCTGATTCTGTTTCGGCCTGGACTACTCAATTGCTTGGCTTTTCTGAACAGCTCAATGAGGCCAGCAAAGCGTCTTCATTACTGGCTGATTCTCTTTCCCCATACACCAAACCATCAGAGCTGTTACAGATGAAGATTGGCTGGGAATGCTACGCAAAAGGTAACGAGCTGACCCCCATACCTGCTTTCGCCCTTGTTGAGGGAATGGGGAATGTTTCCATTCCGCAATCTCTAACGGACGCATTGACGGCGCTAAAACTTGATGCTCTGAAAACCGCCATGAACGCCATTAACGCAAAAATTGAAGCTGCCGGAAGTGCTGGTGGTGGTGAAAGCAATGGTGGACAGGGTGGTGCTGGGGGCGCTCAGGCTCCAGTCATTACTCAGGATGAAATTGATGCTTTACGGGAAGCAGTGACAGCCGCCGAAGTTTTACTCTCCGAAATTAACTCAGCAAGTGAGGGTGTCGTAGCCCTTACAGGTCGCATTAAAACGTCAACCACTCAGGCAACCAAAGGTTTAGAGAACGCTGTCGCCATCACGTTAACTGGTTCTCTACTGGATGATGCAGTAATGAGTCCGGCAATCAGTTTAATCATGCCACAAGGCGTTATCGATGCGCTCCAAAAGGACACCAAAAAGGAACAATAGCAACACCACTTAGGAACACAAAAGGATGTGAATTGGTACATGTTTAACACCAAAAATGAACCTGAAGAGGATGGTTTTGAAAAAGATAATTTTGATTGTAATTGCGCTTTTAGCCATTTCTGGAATTTACCGAACAACGACGGCAGTTATCGAACACATCAGGTATGTCCGATCGCTTGAAGACTCAAAATCACAACTGGAAAGCACGAACAACACACTTTCTACCGCATTACAGTTAAGTGAGAACGCTCGCTCAGCCATGCTGACCGAAAACGAAAGAATTAAAGCACTGGAAAAGGAGTACCAGCGCAAAACAGCAGAACTGAATGCCAACCTAATCAAACAACGGGAGGAAAGCCAGAATGAAATCACTCGCCTTGAAAATGCGTTACGCCGTGCTGGGATTAACGATGTGCGTGTGCCTGATGACGTTATCAGGATGCAGCGGGAACGGGCAAAAGCCATCAACCAGCGTGCCAGTGAAAATTACCGTAGAAGCCACCAGCAGGCCGCAGGCAAATCTGATTGATTACTCCCCTTGTTTAGTGCCAGAAGACACGCCAGTGCTGTTAAACAAGTATCCGACATACGCTGAACAGTTATTCAGCACGATCGACGAATGCAACCAACGAAACGCACTGAATAACCAAAGAAACAGGGAGATTTGGGAAGGGAAGGGGGATCAAGGCTCCTGAAGCCAGATGTCCTGGCTGTCAGCTTCTTCGAAACCGTGACAGACGTTAAAGTCACTCAAACGATACTGACGCTGACGGCCCCTATTTCGCTCATGCCAATGCATATATCCACCAGCAAATGCCAGCGGGCAATCGCTATAGTCTATGTAACCAATACCATTCCCCAAACGTGCTTCGCGCGCACCAGCTTTCCAGGACAGTAGAAAAGAGTCACGATCCGCCAGCATAACAACAAAATCGTCCGGATCTCCGATACAGTGAAGAATACCTGCCTTACATAACTGCTTGAGCGCTTTTGACTGGCTCAGGATGTCTTCTCCGTAATACTGAAAACAATCATCAACAACAGTGGGATAGCCTGCCGGGGGATTCAGGCTGGTTGGTATAGCTGACGCGATCGCCAGCATTAAGCGATATTGTGTTTTTGATGGGTTAACGTGACTCATTTTGTCCCTTGTTTACTCATTGTCGCCATGCATTTTTTAACTCAGGAATATCTGCCATTTCAATTAACTTGCGAAGTCCAGCACTGACTTTCCCATTGCCAACCATAGCAAGCCAATCTCTTACAGCTTTCGGCATGTAGAGCGTTGCAGTTACCGGTTCTTCAACCCTGGCAGGACATCCGCATACAGGCCATTTAATTGATTCCATAACTTCGGAGGCCGGGGTGAGGGCGGGGACATTGAGTATATCTCTACCAGAAAACTGGATAACGATCCGTTCAGCGAGCGAGAGTATCTCAGTTTCGGCAAGAATTGATGCCAACTGCGCCTCAACAAGAAAGCGACTTGTTGTGTTCAGAGAGTGGCTCTTAGCGCCATTTTTATACGAAACAAAGATTCGATACGCCATAACTCTAATGATTTGTGTTAGAAAACTAAAATTAAACCACATAACAACATGTGTGTTAATAGATTTTATTTTACTAAACCTATTGACTAAATCACAAAGTAGGTATTGTTAGCCCGTCAAAAGAACCTTCACGCCGCGCCCGAATTTAGGGCTTAACCGTGAATAAAAACATTCAGCCAGCTCGTGATCGCGAGCGCGAGATTATGAATCGGGCGGCAAGCGTCATGGCTATGACCGTCGATCCGACCACCGATGCAGCAGGCAACATGATTGCTGACCAGGCAGTAATGATGGAAAACCTGGATAAAGCAATCCAGAAAGTGCCTATGTTTGAAGGCGTAAATCCAGAGGTCGCTCGTCAGATCACTGGTGGGTGGGCTATGTCTCTGCATGAGTATAAACGTCAACATGGTCATTACCCGGCAAGTGACATCCTGGCGAACGCACACATGGCTCTTGAGCGCCTGATGACTGAATGTGCCAGTGATACCCATGAAGGCACGGGTAAGGCAATGTTTGAGTCTGTCGCGCAATCAATGCGTAGCTCTGACGGCGTAATGAAAGTTGCTCAATATGCTGCTCTAATTCTGCCTGCCTCTCTGGGCGCTGCTACCAGTGATGCCTGTACTTTTGTTCCTTGTGATCGTGACGAGTCAAATATTTATGAACTGGTCAACGTAGCAGGCACAAAATTCGGCACCTTCAACCAAGGTGACGAACTGAATATGCAGTCAGCTGGTGTTTATTCTCAAATGAAGCGCCTGTATGCCCTTTCCACTAAAGGGGATGGCAGCACCAAAACCTTCCAGTTCAACATCCAAAAATTTGAGGGACAATCCTGCCCACTTCGCGCTGGTTATAACAAACTGCTGATCAACCGCAAACCGTCCAAAGTTGACGACGGCGATGGCAACCTTTATTTCAATGCTAAAGACAGCAAAGGTAATACTTTCTCAGCGACTGCCAAAGTTGCCTATGACACTGGTGTCATTGACATTACATTTACCCAGGCTCCGCCAGAAGGTACTGAAATTGCTGTTCAGGTCGAAATTAACATCGAGCGCAATCCAAGCCTGATTCCGGTGATCAACCAGGCTATGCGTAAGTACGAAGTTCGTCCGTCCCAGTACGTACTTGCTTCCGAACACACGGTAATGTCCGCATCCGATTTAAGCCGTGAGCACGGCCTTGAATTAGCGGCACTTCAGTTCTCCGCGATGCGTAACTGGATCTCCCATGAAACCGACATCATGCGTCTGCGCACCCTGGTATTCCATACCGTTTATGGTCGTGAATTTGATGTGGCTCTGCCGGAAGCTCAAAACTATGAGTCCTGGGTCGGCCTCCTGCGTCACGTAGTAAACGCTCTGTCTCAGGAAATGGCAAATCGTACCCTGACAACGGGTATTCGTGGCGGCTTTGCTGGTAGTGACGCCGCGAACTTCCTGCGCTCTCTGCCTCCACAGCACTTCCAGATCGCACCAGGTTACGTTCAGTCGCCGTATGTACAGTACATCGGCACCCTGTTTAGCACGATTCGTATTTACGAAGTGCCGCAACCTGTCTGTGAGCAATTCCAGGCACAGGGATATGACTTCGGGCTGGATGACATCTTCTTCTATGGGCGTGGCGAAGGCATTGGTAAAGCCGGTCTGATTGCTGGTGATGCAGTCCCAGCAATCCCTTACGTTCACGAAACCAATCCGTCTCTCGTTAACCGTACCACTCTCTGGGGCAGTGCCATCAACGAAGTACATCCTCGCAACGGTGAAAACTACTTCACCCGCCTGCGTCTGACTCGTGCCAAAGAAGGTGCTATCGACATGCTGACAGGCAAGGTTAACGAAAAAAAGTGATGGTGGCGAACGTGTCGGTATCACCAACGTCACTTGACGTAGATGAAGGTGAAACTATCGCCGCGAACACTTCAAAGGCACAGAAAAAAACAAAGCAGAAGTAAGGCAAAAACACGCCCTGATTAAGGGGCGTTCAGGAGAAAAGAATGGCAAACATTCAAGTAACTATCACGCCATCTGACGCAACAGACAAATCTTTCACTGTTGAGTCAGATCACCCTGAAATTGTCCGGGTTGATGGCACTACATGTACCGCTCTTAAGGCCGGGCGGGCAGTGCTGACAATCAAAACAAATGACGGCAATAAAACCGCACAGTGCACAGTCACTGTTAGGGAGGCACATAAAAGCGTAAGCACCGTCAGTGTTGAACCAACTACGAAAGAAGTAACCGTAGGCGATAACTTCACGGTAAGCCAATCCTGATCAGAGGCTGCCCATTAACCGTGGGTAGCCTTGCCTCGTTCTCTCGCTTTAGAGGATAAGAACCAGCATGAATAAGATTAGTTTTTCGGTAGGGCAGGCAGCTGGCGTTGCTGTAATGTCAGTAAATGCTGACGCTACCCTCACCAATACCAGCGGTGGCGCATCCGTCTTTGCTGGGCTTGTAATATCGCGTCGTGGCGCACCTGGTAAGGTACTGAAAGTTGACGATACGACTTATCAAAGCGTATTAGGTTCACCGATTCACCCTCGCCAGGGCGCGGCATTTGAACCATATCGCCACGTGGAGCGTGCAGTAAAAGGCGGCTCTGGATATGTCGTTCGAGTTTGCGCTAAAGACATGAAGGTGCCGGGTATTTCTGTTTCCGTTGTGGGCAAAGCAAAAGCGGCAAAGGCGAGCAAAGAACTTTCCGTTGAACCTACTGAAACCACAGTAAATCCAGGTGACACATTAAGCGTTGGTGTTGCTCCAACTGCAACGACTCAATCAGTGACCTTCACACCCAAAGAGACGCCCCAGATTAAAGGTGAAGAGAAGGCATTATTCTTCATCAAAGATGGTGATGCATCTCAAAATCGCACGTTATCACTAACTCGCGATGATGAAGAAAGCGAACTCTTTACGCTGATGCTGAAAGAAAAACAAACCGATGGGTCCATTGAGGTGCTGGAAAGCCACCAAGTGTCTTTCAATCCAGAAGGCACCAACGACATGGGCCAACCAGCATGGATTCCGACACTGCTTGAAAGCCAGTCCACTCGCATTGGTGCCGTACTGGCAGATAATGCAGAAGCATCCGCTGCTCAACTCATTTTTGAGGATGTAGCTTTTGAAGGTGGTACTGATGGAAATCTGTCCGAAATTAACGCTGCAGACTATCTGGAAGCATTAAAGGTTCTCGAAGCTTCAGAGGTTAATTACACCGCATTGCTGTCACTGGGTTGTTATGACGCATCCGCCTTAGCCGCAATCAAAAAGCTGGCTGAAGATGTTCGCGTAGACATGTTCTATGACCTGAAGGGCAACCAGACACCTGAAAACGCTATTTCAGAAGCGAAAAGCCATAGTTTTGGCGGCTCACATCAACCAAGCCGTTACTACTTCCCGCTCTCCTGCCGAGATACCTTCACTGGGATGAATGTCGTCTATGGCATTAGTTGCGACGCATTCGTAGCAAAAGCAAAAGGGGTAGCGCTGGTACCGGATGTTGGTGGTTGGCATTACGCACCGGCAGGTATATCACGCGCGATTATTGATCGACAGAACATTGCCCGAATTCCAAATATCGGTGCAGTTGATCGTGAAGCGTTCGTTCTTGCGCGCATTAATCCGGTTTCAGTTGCTGCTGATGGGTCCGTTTACATTGACGACTCTTTAACAACTTACAGCAAAAACAACTATCTGCGATTCCAGCATGTGTCTTCCTTGATGAACGCCATCGCCAGAGATTTCTATGAAGTAGCTCAGGCGATTAAGCACGAACCGGATGGCATTACCAAAGAAACGCTAATGAAAGCAATGACTGAATTGCTTGACCGTTACGTTGCAGCCGGCGCGCTGGTTACTCCACGTGACAAGTCCCAGGGTGAAGATCCATATGTTGTTCAGGTTGTCCAAAAGGACATCGATCTGTGGGAAGTGTCCTGGTCTGTTTGTCCGACCGGTACAGCTCGCCGAATCGTCGGTAAGCCAATTCTGATGCGCTGATTTATAACCCCCGCTAAATGATGCGGGGGAGAGAGGTTTGAATATGAAAAATTATACTGCTGATCCTTTTATGCGTGCGATTTTCGGTTCTGGCTGCTTTGAAAGCGGTGATAAATCCACGCAGGACAATAATGATAACGCCATGCTGGAAAGCGCAGGACAGAAAGGAAAGGACACTCAACCAAAGCCCAAAGACGACATTGAAACCGCGATGATGGAAGCGGTTGAATCCCGTGCACAAGGTGATATGCGCAGCCTGGCAGCTTCCATGCTTGCTGGTTGGGTTGAAGATGGTGATCCGGAGGCTGACTCATTTGATGCATTAGCAATCACTATGGCTGGCCTGGCTGATATCGATGAAGACACCGATTTCACCGATGAGCAAATCGATGCTTATAACGATGCACTCGCAGCTCTTGCTGATGCAGCTGTTGCGCTTGGCGCTGATCAGGATGATGTAACCGAAATGATCGACGATGAAGATGACTCAGCTGCCGAACGTGTTTATGACGCTCTTTCCGAAAGCGACACCGACATGATGGAAACAGCTATTGCCATTTACACCGTTGCTGGTGGTGATAGCGCAATGCTGGAAGCGGTACGTAAAAAAGTGGTTCGTGATGGCAAGGTTACCATCATCCGTAAACGCCCGCGTCCTCGCCGCATGACGTCATTGCAAAAACAGGCGCTGAAAAAAGCACGCCGCAAAGCACATACATCCGTAGCGAATATCAACCGCAAAAAATCAATGCGCATTCGCAAAAAACGCGGTTTGTAAGTGACATAGGTCGCCTGCAAAGGTGGCCTCTACCTGGGAGAAATAGCTGTGTATTGCGGAGCAAGTTTAGCTGATGGCATAAGCCCTTTTTTAAAGGTTTATATTATAAACGAGTCCAATACAGATATGGTGGTCGGCTATATTGGAGAAGGTTCGTCGGCGGAATTAGCATCACTATGGCAATCCCCATTCGAAGATAAAGCTATGGGAAGTTTGTTAGGCTCAATTAGTGAAGCAGCGTCATCATTTGCCAGCATAGTTCAAAATTTAAGTGGACTGACAAGCAAAAGCCGATTCAATTCCACGTTAATCTGGGAAGGACAACAGCCACCAGAGTTCAATCTTGTGCTGGATTTCTTAGCAACATCCAATGCAAAAATTGAAGTTAATGACGCAATTACAACCTTATTGAAAATGGCCTCTCCAGAGTTAAATGACGTTGCGCCAATGGGAAGGATTCCTGAAACAGTCACAATTAATATTGGCAGAAACGTCCTGCTAACCGACGTTGTTATCAAAAGCGTGAGTTACCAACTGGACGCCCCGCGCACACCGGAAGGCTATTTCACTCATAACACGGTAACCCTGCAATGCAGCGGAAACACCTCGATTAACCGTAGCAACATATCATCTGTTTTTGTGTAGGAGTATTTATGTCCGGTTTTGCAAATACAAAAGCCGATATGGCCTTTCTAAAATCCCGGTTTAATAAAAACCTGGCTGCAGGCGAAAAACTTATTGGTTCTGAATATTGGATGACCATTAAGGGTTACGAACATCTGTCTGTACTAGTTCGTACAGCTCAGTTACCAGAAATGACACGTGAAGATGTGGAGGATTACGCCCCTGGTGGCATGAAATTCAACCAGCACGGACCATTACGCAACTCTGGTGAATTTCAGGTTACATGCGCGGAAACTATCGAAGGCGCAGTTCTCGCCGCTGTAAAACAGATGGTATACGGAAAAGAATATCTGGAAATTACCTTACAGGCGGCGGCTGAATCGAATAGCGGTAACCATAAAGGTCTGATCCGCACATATTCTCATTGCAAAGTGTATTCCGACGCCGTGGACTTCTCATCCGAAGACGTAACAGCGGTCGTTAAGCCTTCCCTGCGTATTGTTTACAACTGGGTAGAGTGATCTCTTTCCCGCCCTTGTGGCGGGAATTCCTTGTATTTGAGTTGTAGGTACGATGACACCAACCGAATTATTAGAAAGCGTTAAAGCACGATTTAATCCACTGCTTGTGCGTGAAGAAGAAACGCTGAAAGCCTTCCTGATCAAAGCTCTGACCACGTATCAGGACAGGGCAGGGGTAGTGAAAACGTTAAAACTTGAAAAAGCTGGTGGTACTGCAATCCCGTTGCCAGAAGATTATCTCTCTCTGGTTCATGTTACTGACAACAACGGCTTGTTGGTCTATTCGGATGAATTATCCGGATTTATTGAATTAGAGCTAACAGGTTCAGAACGCTGGCCTTTTCGAATGCTGTATCTGGTTAATCTACGCGACAGAGAGCTGGATGAATGGCAAGTGCCTCCTGCAATCATTGGAATGTTGGAGGAATATCTGGAGGCACTTATCAATGTAAGAAATGTCGCCCGGCAGCGTAGAGCGTCCATCGACGGGAAATTTGACTACTCCGATCTGCCCGATGAAGCCACGCTATATGCCCGCGTGCAGGAGATTGAGGAAAAAATGTCCTCAAACCGGGCCATTATTCCGGGGGCTACCATTTTTTAACGCTGGAGGCGCAGAGTGAGTATTTTCAGCAGCGTTGGTAGAACGTTGACCACCGCATTGTCATTTAACACGAAATCATTCACCAGCAACCTCATTAGCGACATTCTTGATAAAGCCATATCAGGCGGCGGGGTAAGCGGGAATTACAGTAGCGATATTGCCTACGGGAAAAATATTGTTGCTGCCGCTATGCGTATCCGTTACGCCCAGGGGTGGCAGTGGACCGTTGAAGTGGATGGCCTGAACGGCTTCGATATGTTCGTGAAGGATATCACCTACAGCAGTGGAAACATTGAGACAGAAAGCAAGGTGATCGGCAGCGTAGAATTCAGCAAGCCAACCTATGTTAGCGCTGGACCGGTCACTATGACCGTGAGGGATACCGAAGATGGCAAGATCATGGACTGGTTCAAAGAGCGTCGTTCTCGTGTAACAAATCCTGATGGAACAATAAACCTTCCTCCGGAATATCTGATGAAAATCCGTGTCTACCGGGTAACTCAGGACGGCGGAAAAGAACTGGAAGAAGAAATGCGCGTATTTCCTACACAACTTGGGGAAATCACTCGCTCACGTGATCAGGTGTCAGAGTTCTTGTCATACCCAATCACTTTCCAGAAATACACATCTGCAGGCTCAGGTGTTTCTGCCTTGGTCAACGGTGCCGCTGGCATGGCTACAAGTGCGTTAAAGGGGGCTATCAGTGGAGTGATCAAATTCTGAAATGCTTTAATTATGTGTGCTGTAGGGAAAGGTTTACGTTAAATGTGTGCTGCCGGGAAACCCCATTGCTCAAGATGTGTTGTAGAGGGAATGGTAATGGCAACATGTGTGCTGGAGGGGAATTTCGCATGTAAAGAGCGTCATTTATCCCTCCAGCACACATCTGAAATAAGCAATCCTCTGAAATTCCCTCCACCACACATCCAGACATGAAACTATCCCTTCAGCACACATTTAATCTGTTGGTTTAAGTTTCGGATTCCGAGAGTGAACGATAATGAAGTTTTCACGACCTTGCTTTTCAATGGTGCAATCGAGATAACCTATTGTTTTTAACTGGTCTATAGCTTTTTTTATCGTTCTGTTTTGCTCACTTACCGATGACATCAAGGCTAATCTTTCACGTATTCTGGCAAATGAAATAGGTATTGGACGTGCCGGGAGGCTTTCTATAAAGGTATATATGGCCTGGGCTGCTTCTTTTTTAGGTAAAGCGCGAAGTGCGTGTTGCTGTAGAAGCACCCGATAGTCTAGCTGGAAGATTTCCCATAACTTGGAATCAGCCTCCAGTTCAACGACATCTGTTTCAAAGTCAAAATATCCCGTTTTAAGCAGGCCAGTATTGTAGCTTCCACGAGCACTTTTCCCTCTTTTGAATGAGATGCCTTTGTTGCGTAACCGACCTAAAGAATCGTGGATCGTGTTTCTTAATTTCCCATCAAGTCGCTTAGATGGAAATCCGCACGCCTTTGCAAATTCTTGAAAAGAAAGGCGAATTGTATTCGATGATAAGCCATACTTGCTAAATGAGTAGATTACCCCAATCCAGACTTTGAAATCAGTATCCATGTCCAAGCGAGGGCCAGTGATCTTGATGTTGTCGTAGCCTTCTGCTTGAGCTATTTCCAATTTGGAAAAAACAGATGATGCATCTATCTCGTTGTTTTCACCCTGTTTTTTAGTTGGTTTAGGGACGAAAACACCAAGCCGCATAAGTGCGACAGGTTGAACAGTATTGTTCGAATTAACTGTTAATTCTTTAGCCTTGCTTTCAATGTCAGCATAAAGAATATCAGAGATAAATGACTTATCCATCAATAAGTTACCGTCATGTTGTGAATAAAGTTTACGACAGTGGATATCCGGCTTTTTTTCCCGTCAGCACACATCCTACATCCCGTCAGCACACATGTAAAACCCTCCAGCACACATATTTTTCCCGTCAGCACACATCGTTCTCCCTCCAGCACACATCTGAGTAGTGGTTAAAGCCTTATGTGGCGCGGCCTGAAGAGCTACGGGATCTATTTGGTACTATATGGATCTAATCAGGATCTATATATTGGATCTATCCTGTGGATAAAAAAGAAGAATTACAAAGCTCCACCCAATTTCACACACTACCTATCCTCCAACGAATAAACAGACATCTGCTTATCGGAGGAATACTTGAACATTCCAAAATTCCCATTGCCTTCCCGTCCTGAGACAGAAATTCAGTTCCACGCCCCTACCGTGAAGGATGCGCTGAAATATTCTGACCTGAACCCGGCAGAAGATGAGGCAACTACTACAGAGTACCTTAACTCTATGCAGGATGGTGAAATTAACGACAGTGCTTACTGGACAGTCCAGGATCGCAGAACTGCCCTTTGGTGGATATTTGTTAATTCGCGCCCCGATGCAGTAATGACCTACTCCTATGAGTGCAGTCACTGCGGTAATACGCATCATGCAGATATTAACCTGAGCGACCTGGCCCAAACAGTAGAAATACTCACTGTACCTCCTTACGTGAAAACCAACGTACCAGTAAATGGAGTACCAACTGACTGGATACTTAAACCATTAACCGGGAAAGGCGCGGAACTCCTTGAACGAATGCGAGCGTCACTTCCTGATATGAAAAGCCCCGAATACAGTGCTGGCGTGGCACGGATGCGAATTGCTGAACTCGCTTTATGCACGGCGCTTGAAGACGATCCGGAGGACTTCACGCAGGCCGCTAACCGACGCTTTGACATCATTGAAAGCATGGCGCTTGAAACCGAATTTACCCCGCTTGTGGCTCGCATACAGCTTATGCAAAAAGACCTACGCCACGGCCTGAAAATGTCTATTGAGAGAGGCTCAAGCCGACTGATCCTACCTCCGCAACATTGCAAAAACGCTAAGGAGGGTGCAGATGTGACAACCACACTGTACGTCCCCTTTCTCAATAGAGAGTTTATCCCATCAATTAGATCTGAATGGATGGCTAACCATTATTAACAACCTGACTCTGTATGGATATCAGCCCGTTAGTGACGTTGAACAATTGCCACAATGTCGAGCACTCCATATGTCAAAAGCCCTGGAAGAAAAATACAAAGCTCAAGCCGGGAAACGTTGTCGCCGCTGGTAAAAGAGAGGTTATTTTGAAAGAGAATAAAGACCGTATCGCAATAATTGACGCTATTCAGGGGGCGAGCACAAACGAACTTAAGGCTCTTGCTGAGATCAAAGATGCCATTCTTTCTGGGGCAAGCACCATAACTCAACAGGCCGAAAGGCAAGGCAGAGTTAGCAACAGACTATCACGCAGGCGTAAAGAGTACGAGCAAAGTACATCTGATAGCGTTAGAGATGTCCAAACTAACCCATATAAAAAACGTCTCCCTGCTAAAAAGGAAAGGGCACCGTTAAACCAAACCGTGGACCGCTCTATCGTTGCAACGAACACACCAGAAAGTGTTCGCTCCGTGCAATCACGTCAGACCATCCGAAAATCGGACGGTTTTATACCGGTAGCTGCTAATTCAGCCCCTCTTGAACCACAATCCCCCCAAAGTCTAAAAGGCCCGCTGCGGGATAGTAATGGACGTTTTGTATCCCAAAAAAGCAATGAGGATGTAGCCAGAAAAAAAGAATTGCAGAACGCACGTAAAGCCGACGCAAAATTACAAGCTGGCTTTCTCAGAAAGCTAGGTTCCATTATGGGGGTAGATGGCAATCGGTCTTCCAGTGAAGAGTCTTTAACAAATGCAGCTGGTGTCGGTGCTGGTGGGCCGTTCTGGATGGCAGCTCGTGGCATGTACGACATAACTAAAGAGATCACAGGTAAAGCAGAATCTCTTAAAGAATGGGTAGAAAAGGGGAAAAAAGAAACATCAACCTCGAAAGCAATATCACCAGTAATTACTTATCCGGCGGCGGTGAATTCTCAAAAAGCAACATCTGCAAAAGCGTTCAATAACGCTGTTGAGACAAAATCCGCACAAGCAGTAGAAGAGCAAACCAAAATCCTTCAGACCAATGACAACAAAATAATTGATGGTCTGGAAAATGTTTCTGACGAGATAGTTAAGCTTCGGAAATCAGTGTCTTCTGGAAATAAGTTCGGCTTAAGTGATCTCTGGAAAAATCGAGCAAGCAGAAGAAATAAAATCAATATTGGTGATCAGACGGGAAAAAATAAACGGAACAAATCGAAAAGGAAAGGACGCAATCTTGGGAAAAAAGCACTCTCCGCTGGCGAAAAAGTTGCTGCCGGTAGCGCTGCGGCTGG